GGGGTAAGTGAGTATTCAACCCCGTCTATTGTGAATTCAATGTCTGCTTTATGTCCCATCTTAAAAGGGCCTTTCTATATGCGTATCTAAAGCTCGGCGCCCGAATGGATGATTGTCCCTTTGGTAAAGTTGAATGTCCATTCGTTCACAGTGTTGTCCCGTTTTTTAACCATCCGTGGGATAGCCTTTGGCATAACAGACCCCGCAAAAAACAAGTCTGAACTTGAAGATTTGTCAGTCACCGTAACCGTCATTGGTTGCCCACTGTCAACCACTGTCACAAAAAAGGCGTTTGATGGGGAGTTTGATTGTACTGGTATCACAATATCACCCGAGCGGTCCGCGCTTTTTACATGTCTTGCCTCACCGTCCGTTCCAACGAAAACTGACCCGAAATCTGTCGTGAACCCTACGTCAACCATTGTATCATCGCCAAAAGCACGTACTTTATGAGGACCGGCTACCGGATGAACACATTGAACGGTGACCTTTTGAGGGTCATAATTTTTGTATCCTGACATTTTTATAACTCCTTTTCCGGTCGCCCGGTTAGATTGTCCAAGTACCAATTAGTTGATAAGTGTTGGCCGCGCTATTTAAATATGCTTGGAAACAATCAAATATTTGCATATCCCGGCTTGCGCGTTCGGCTTGTGTAAAGTCGTCTTCATCTGGGAAATTGACTGTAAATGGGCGTTCAACTGTATTGACGATAATACGCCTTGTAATTGCTTGCTCTCCTCTGTTTTGAACAAAGCCCGCAAGTGCGGTGAGTGTTTCATTGTCGAAAGCAGTGAGTGGTTGTTGGACTGTGTAGTTAAAGATGTCTTCACGGACTCGAGTGACAAACCAATCCCGACCCATCATGATTCGCATTTCCTCACCGCCGAAAGTCAGGCCGTTAAACCACATTGTGATCCCACCAATTGTCTCAACTACGTTGCCACCGTGACCCGTTACCGCGTCTGTTTCAGCATTTGACAAGGAATCGGCATACCCCGACGCATTAACCCCTGTTAAAGCTTCCTGCGCGTACTTGGTTGTACCCTCCTGAGCAGGTATAACCGCCCCAAGTCCAGCCGCATCGGGGAACATTGTTGGACGTGACGAGATACCCTCGTAATAGATCCCCATTGTGCGTTTATATGCTAGCGCTTTGCACTGATAGAAAATGTTTGTCGTGTCAGTACTGTCAAGGATAAGCGGGTCATCACTCAATACCACTCCAAGTTTTTCGAGTGACTCAATCTTTGCAGCAAACAACAAAATCTCGGCGTTCTTTGTTACCTTTGTATCGTCAAACTTCGCGGTCAACACATAACCTGTATTGTCCTTTGCAAGAATAGCATCGATGGCCGCCGTGATAGTTTCCGCGTCAAGACCTGCAACGGGGACCGCATTGGTGTAGTCCATTAAAGTTGCTATGTCTGTACCCGCCGGCGTCGCGAGTGGCTTCACGTTTATTGTAGCCGCACTTGCGCCCGTGTTTGGCATAGTGATTGTTAATCTGCCAAGTACATCAAGCGCAACCGTTACCGTACCGAGGCCAGTAACGTTAGGACTAACAACGGCTTGTAACGCATCCTCAATTAACCCGGGGATTTGTGTGATACTGGTAGCGCTAGAAAAGTCAACTCCGGTTATCTCATCATAAGTTGTTGGGGTGTCCACTTCATAGATAGTGAACGACCCGTCACTTATTGCCGTCCAAGTTGCAAGCGTTTGGGTGTAGCCACTTCCTAAATTTAGATAAGTCTTGGAAGCGGTTTTCGCCCAACGACCAACTTGGAGCGAATCCGGAGTACGTTTTTGCGAAAAGTGAGTTTGTGCATATGCGTACGACAACCCACTTGAATCAAAAGTGTCCGCATAATCACTTTTTGTGACTTCCACAAAACGCCTATCTACGGGTATTTCTTCGGAATCAATAATAAACAAATTTTTCCCAAAGCCCACTTGCGGCACAACGGACGTTTGCAGAATTGCTTGTATGTCAACTCTGTCTGAAATCTGTACTGCTTTTGCCATATCAACCCTCATTTGTTGACCCTCGGCCAACATTAAATTGTTATTGTGTCGTCTTCAATCGTACCCGTCAACTCGGTAGTATCTACAGTGTAATCAGTCTCAACTATTTGGGTGAACACACGAAATGTAAAATCCGCCTGAAATCTATGTTTCCACTTAGTGTCGCTTAACATTGATAAGTCACGGGGGCCACTCATTTGGAATAGGGTAACGCCCGCACTTTTTAGAATAACCCGTGGGTCACGTTCATACTTAGACAACCAAAGCTTGCGCAATATGTCGGCCCCGTTGGCCGCATAGACATTGACTGAAACAATAGACTCGCCCGGGATTATCCTTGCTGAGTCGACCTGAGTCCCCGGGTTGTCTTCGCTTGCAGTGGTCTTGTATAACGGGTAATCTCGCACCAATCCACTAACTTCTTTGTAAGTCAACCAATTGACTTCGGTTCCCAAGTCGGGGTTTTCTTGGTCTTGACGGAAAATGTTTGCCCCGTTAAAACCAGTGACGAGTAGAAACCAATCATAAAGACCGTCCATAAATGAAGTGAAAGTCGTCAATGGTTAACCCACTTTCTTCATTGTGACCCGTTTATATCGCCCCAAAGCTTCCCTGTCGTCCACCTGAGTGACTTTATAAAGCTTGGTGTCCCAAAGAATATGATCGGCTTCCTTAAGCCCGTCACGCGTTGTCAGACTCATTGTGTCCGCCCAAGTACGCACGTAATCGGATACGTGTTCCCCGTCGGGCAAGTTCGTTAGTTCATTCGCCTTGACGGGTTGTGGGGCTATGATCCTTATGACCACTCCACTTGCAAGCCCGGGGACCCACACACCTTTAACATTGACCCCTGTCACGCCGTCATACCAGGTTGCACTAACCGTCTCACTTGCGAAATAACCTAACACTACTCAACCCTTTCCCAAGTGACAGACTTGCGCATATGCCCCGTATCAATAAGTGGGTTTGAGGACCCTTTTTTGTCTTTGGTATAATCGGCGTTTTCCGGTGAAGTTATCGCGTCAATTTTGGCTTGAACGTCCGCAACCGCTTTCAACCCAAGTATCCCAATTGCCTTAGCCACTTTCATCTGGCCCAAAAGCATCTTTGCAAGTAGGTCTTTGACCAAAGGGATATAGACCGGCTTTGTCTGTTCTCGAATTGTCGTCCGTAAAAACGGCCGCTCGGGTATGTGCGCATTACCTTTCGGACTTTGTGTCCCGAACTCGTTATAAGCCGCTATCTCGGCTACAGTAGCCCCTGAATCCGTGTTAGGGTGTTCGCCCAAGCCTCTGACAAAACCAACTTTCATACCACCTGGTTTGGTTCGGTAAACGAGTTCCTCAAACCCAATACCGCCTTTCTTCTTTTTCAAAGACATGTTGGCCTTGACTGCCATTTTACACCGTCACCATTGTGGCCCCACAAAGCATGACCAGTCGCCAATACTCTTGACCATATGGAGTAGACAACCAAAATGATTCACCCGCGCTTGCGTTGGCACTTGAGACACTCGCAAACGATATGGATACGTCACCTACGGATTTACTTGCAATCGGCCCTACGGAGCCCACGGAGCCCCCCGAATTGGCTATCATAGTTGACCATGATAGGTAGTGAGCGACATACACGAGCATTGCTTCGTTGTACATGCCGCCCCATTCCCCTTCGCTTAACTCGGCTTCGCCCTTTGTAATCCAAGTTTGAATACGTCCGTCGGTGAAAGCCGTGTCGTCTTCAAACTCGGGAAAGCGGTCTCGAACGTTTTGAACCGTGATAGCCATAGACTAAAGACTTTCTAAATCCATTTTTGTGGATTTACTTTTTTTGGCCTTTATTTTTTTAGGTTTTTCTTCAACCACGGGTTTTTCTTTCACAGGCTTTTGACCCGCAACCACTATTACTCCGTCCTTTTCAAGTTGGTTGAATGTCTTCAACTTCCTTAACTCAGGTATGTAAGTGCCCTGTGTAGACATACTACCCGGGGGAACCGTGATTGTGATTACTCGACCCAGAAGACAAAACGAGAAGTAATAGACCCTTGACGCGTTGTTTATAATTGTCTGTTTCATGTCAAAACCATTCTATGTGTACGGGAAAAAGGGGCGTCCACTGACACCCCTTATCCCTACTTGGTTAAATCAGTTCGAGTATGTACATCGACATCGGGTAGTACACGTTAAGCCCACCAAAACGACCCGTCACGTCCGTCACATACTCAAGAGAGCGTTTTTCTTCTGGGTGAAAGTAGACGTCTTGAGGTATGACAACTTCGACTTTGTCCTTACGTCTCGTCAAGGCAACGGCTACGTCAGACCCGCTTGTACCCGCACCTTCAAGCTCGGGGACAACAATAAAGTCATCAAGCGATTTGAAATAGGGTGAGTTTTTGACAAACCATTGTGCGATCGTCAAACCGGAGTCATTCGAGATTTCTTTTTCCATTACATAAGACCATTGTGTGGGTGGTAAACAAAGTGTGTCTGCCCTTTCCACTCCTTTGGTCCCGGTGAAAATGGTCCGAAACATTGTATTGATGTCATCACGAATCAACAATGCAGTCTTTGTAGACCACTCAGTACCGCTTGACGTCCCCGTAGTAGGGGCATTCCCACTCGGGATATTCGGGTGAGTCAACACACCATAAAGACCAGCCGCAGTGTCCCCCGTCCAAGTGATTGTGTTGAATTTTTCTTCGATGGCCCTACGTGCCGCCATAGCGCGTCTACGGTCAAGTTTTTTACCTACCATTTTAGACGCGTTAATCTCGTCAATCGTGAATCCAAAGGCCGAACCCACTGTTCGCACGGGAACAGTTGTTTCAACGCCGTCCACGTCAACACGCGGAAGGTCTTTAGCATAGTTGTTTACAACTTCCGCCATACCACGGTGGTCATACGTGTGGTACGTGATATGAGTCGCACCCGGGTTGGCTTCTGAATCGACCGGGAACACCTTGTCATAAGTCAAGTCGGCATACAAGACATCGTAAGACTCTTGTTTAATGTGTTCAAGTTCACGGGAAAAGAAAGCAGATCCCGCAGCGTCCAAAATATTCATTACATGGCTCATGTTTTTCACTCCATTCTTTGGTTTTCAAACCAAATCAACTTAACGGGACTGCGCTGTTAGATTGCCCCCGAAATATCTTTGTAATAAACCGTGACAGTGACCGAACCGGCCGTTGCGGTGTCAACATTAACGTCCGCTTTCATGTCGATTGCAACTGTACCACCGCCTACCAACAGTGTGGAGGGTAGGTCACTGACACCTTCGGGACTGTTAACGCGTGCGATAGCAGCTAGTGAACCACCGTCGATAAAGGCGTCCGTGTCGCCGCCTTTGATTCCCACGTCAAAGGTGAAAGCACCAGTTGAACCGTCGGTGAATGCTTCGGTAACATTGACGTCGATTGCCATGATTGCATGGTTGGCCGGGATAGTTGCAACGTCAAACGATTGCGCCCCATCTTCGTCTGTCAAGTCAGCATGACCGATTGTCAAGGCTGTTTTCTTGAGGATTGCCCCACCGGTTTGTTCAAGGAGCTTAATTTTTCCCAGATCGCCACCACTCGAAACTGTACTTTCAAGTGTGCCCCTTAATTGAAGTTGACCCGACCCAGCTTCCCCGGCGGAAATAGCGCCTGTGGTCGTGTTATAGCAGATCGCGTCCCCGGGGGCCCCGGTGTTAGCAATTGTCACCCATACATAGCCGGATGTAATGACCCCAATTGCTTCAGCAACTGCATAACTGAGGACGTCACTCGTGTTATTCTCGTGAGCAAGATCACGAACTGACACACCAATAGGGACACTCCCACCTTTTACAACTTGATTGTCAGCCGTGCCACGCGAGACAATGATACCAGGTGTGATAGCCGCGGTCTGAACCAATTTTGATTCAACATGATTATCATATTGGACGTCTGCAATCAATCCCGGGTAGGCTCCTAACATAGTAGTAGTATAACTTGTTTGAGGCATCTTCCTTACTCCCTTGACCCTTTGAGGGTCTATTGTTTAACCACATCAGCTGGTCAAAGTTCTATTTTTTCATCCTTGCGTTAATCATCTTTTGGCGTGCTTTTTCCGCTGTATCGGCTTGCTCGGCGCTCAATCCGTCCGCCAATTTTTTTGACTTAGGTTTTGCAGTTGCGACAAGTGTCTTAAATACTGCCGTTACATACTCGTCCGAATCTTCATCCTTAATGTCAACTTTAGAGTCACCTAAGGCTTTGATGACTGTGAGTTTGATTTCCCGTTCAGTCTTGCCTGTAAAATTAGCTTCGGGAGAGACCTTAGACGCCGCGTCAATTAGCTCAATACGGGACTTAACGAGCGTCTCAACTTTTTCATTAATTTGTTCGTCTGTCACAACTTGTGACTTAGTCGCGTCAAGCTCACCTTTTACTTTTTCGGATTCACTTTTTGCGTCATTTAATTGAACTTCAAGACTCGCAATTTTTGATGATTGACTCTTTAGCTTGGATTGCATCTCGTCAAAAACAATCGCCCCATCATCATTCAACTCAATTTGCTTTCCGTCTACCACTCTAATTTTCATCTCATTTGCTCCCTCGGGTTGCCTATCCTGCAACCGAAAAGTATTGCCCGCACGGGCTTTGTCTACTATTGCAATGTGATTACCTTTTATGTCTCGAAATACCACATCATATGGGCCATACTTGGCATCAATACCGGGTGTGAAATCCACTTTGGCGTCATACCCAGGTGAGATTTGCTCTTTACCCGTTTGTATGTCATTGATAGTACTCTTATCCTGTACAAGTACACTCGCCTCTAACACGTCCCCGACCCGTTCAACCCGTTGTGAAAATCCAACCTGATAGTGCTTGACGTTTGACGCGTCAACCACTTTGGACGTGGGATGATTGTTTGTCACTGGTTTGAATTCAAAAGACTTTATCGACTCCGGTTTAAACACTTCGTTTTCAGGACGCAAGGCTTTGATGGGCGAGCCAAAGGGAAGCATTTTCATTTTATCGGGTAGATCACTATCAACAAAATCGATACCCTTATGATAGGTTTGCACACCGGGTCTACCAATATTGGCCTTAGCGAATAAAAAACCCTCATCCGTAAGTTTACGCGTTGAAAAAGACGCCCTGTCGAAAAAAAACATTTTGTACCCTTTTTCTATACTTTATGTGGTTTTATTCCCACATGCAAACAAAAGTATCTTAAATAGTTATTCTATTTCGTCTTTTTGGTCCGAGCTTTTGTAAGTCGGGATTTAGACTTGGAATTAACTCACCTAAATCGGGTTCAGCCACACACCGACATTGTATGTCGTCGCCGGGGTGGCCAGTTCCTGACGGTGGTTTGTCCCACTGAAAACGTTTCCCATTATTGTCCTTATGAGATTGCCTCACCCGTTCGTCGTTCGACGTTCGCCATATATAACCTCTTATACCAAGCGTTTGTTGCCGTGCTTGGTTCAAGTTACTATTTAGCTTTTGGAGTTGGTCACGGGCAATAAGTTTGGCCCGGTTTTTATTTTTACCTTCCAATTCTTTGATTACTTTTTTTAGTGAATATGAGTCGTCTCCATTCTTTATCCCTTCTTCTATCGCTTTTCTTATTTGGGCTAAGTTTTGCTTGGGGATAGTTTTGATCAAGTCTACATTTCTTCGGATAGCTTGTTTAATCGGTACCACCGTATCGGCATCCTTCAACCGCCCATAAATAACAACGGGTTCGGCTAACTGTTTAGAAACATTTACCCCATATTCCTCGTTCCAGGCTTTAACAAACTTACGTCTATGCTCTTTATTTGCCTGTGATAGCCGGTCTGTAGCAATCCTCTCGGCCATCCTGTCAAGCCCTTCTAACTGACTCTCAAGACCTCTAAATGCATTCTCAAGCTCAAGTCCAAAATCGTCATCCTGAAAGCCCCTTGTGGCTTGTGGGGCCATTGCATAGCGGCTTTCGTACTTGTCCAAGACCGGAAAGATAAGCTCTTTAGCTAGTCGCATTACTTTCCGAACTAATCTGTTCAAATCCCTAAAATATTGAGTTGTAATAGAGGGGCTCGGGTCAACCTGTAATTTTGGTTTGGGCCTACGGTCAACCATAGCCCGAGTTATTCTCGTACTACTTTGTACCATGCGTCAACCTCGAAAACCGCGAAGTGTTCGTTGCCCTCGCGTATCTTCTTTTTTGGATTCGTTTCCATAGTAATCGGCCCACTGGTGATGATACCGCTGCCCAGGCCAACCGGGCACGTATGGGCAATGATAACCATTTATCATTACTACCGGGTACCCCGTCACGAGTTAAAAACATTTTATAAAACAACTCATTTGTTTGCCGAAAGCCTAATCTATGCACTGAAAAATTTCTGTCATGTACAAGTGCAGCCGCAATTATATCGATGTCGTCATTGTCAATAAATGAACGGAAATAATTTGGAACGCTGGCAAGGTCCGTCAAATATCCACGATTAAACACATACCGAAAACCGGTATTACCCTCAAACTTAATATTAATAGTCAAGTCGGATAACAAAACACGTAGGTCCGAGCGTTTCCCGAAACACTTTAATCGTTTCCAAGTCGGTAGCTTAACCCCATCTTTTTCAAACTGTTGACGAGTGCGGTTGTATGTCATACCGTCAATATGACGAAAATCAAAAAAGCCACTTTTACTAACCCAAATAATTTCGGGTAGACTATCCTTGTGTTTCATTTTCTTCATTTTTTGTTTTATCAGATTCGTCAGATTCGTCAGATTCAGTAAGTTCATTGGATTCAGTAAGCCCATTTACTGGCCCCGTTTCTTCGGGTTCACTCATTTGGCTTGCGATCTCCTCCGCCTCAACCCGTTCCATTTCTTCGAGTGCCTCGACCCATGGGGCGTCAAGAGTGGGATATATGCCCTTTTGCAAAAGCTGTGCAGCCCATTGTGACAGTGTGATAACACCAGCGTCATAGGCCATTCGTGAGCTTTCTATATCCATTTTATTTATTTCTGAAATTTCTTTTTCATCCATTTGTTGTAACGGATTGAACGTGAAATCCCAGTCCTCAACTAGTCTGCCAAGTGCATTCGGGACTAATACGCTGTCTAACTTGCCCAAGGGGTCGTACAAGTCCGAACTTTGTTTCCCTGAGAGCATATCATAGTAGTTGTCTAGGTCCCCCTCACCAGTCGCGCTAAACCCCTTAGCACTTTGTCCTAGCATACGTGTAGCAGGTATATCCGACGCAGCCGCCACTACACTTAGATACTCACTTATAAGGTTTGGTAACCCACTAAAGTTGGTCGCGTGCTTAGTAAAGGTCTCATTGTCTTGGTCAATGATTAACGCCTTGTTAATAGACTTCGTAACATTGGCAAGCTGAAACCTTTTGACGATAGAACTCAACCCATTTTGGGTCATTATTTTACTGAATAAATCCTTTACCGTAATAACATCAACACTGGCCTCAAAAATCAAACTTGCTATTGACTGAGTTGTGATCTTGACATTTAAAATTTCATCATATACGCGTTCGGCAACACTGCCACCCCAATAATTGTTTTTTTGGAACTCGTCCCACGGTAGACGGTACCCATCAAACCTAATAACCCTAGACTCATGGATAGTTGTACCATTAGACAGCTTATACGTTTCGGGCAATCTAAAATTTGCACCTACATTCCAAGTGTTCAAAACCATTGGTGTCAAATCCCATCTATCAACCACGAGCAATGATTCAAGATCACCTTCTTTTATATATCGGGGGTCAAGTGGGTCCGATAGTTCCCCAAGTCCGTCATTGACGTTTATCAGGATAGCCGACCCGCCGTAAAGTCTCGCCCATTTTAACGCCTCATTGACACATTTTTTTACATTAAGCTCTTTTTCTACTTTTTTAAATTTCTCAATGTCTTCAATTTCAAGTGACGGGGCTTTAGGTTCGCGCCACTTCCGTGTCATGTCATCGGCGGGTATGTCAACCACTTTCCCAAATAACCAATTGCGGTATAGCGTGCCTAAGTATGTCCTAGATAGTTGGTTACACGAAAACTCAGTAGAACCCCTTTTATCATTTGATGTACCGAGGCCTGAAACTAAATTCACTAGATTGTCGGTCAATTGCATTGCTCATATTTCCTTGTTTATGATGGGGGTACAAACGTACTAAAACTACCATGCGCATAGCAATATAAGTTACTTCCTTTGCACACCATTGTAATTAGCGTAAGGGCCCCTCCGGCTACGGCTATCCCAACGTCTCCAGTGCTTCCGTCCTCAAACTGAAATGCACTGTTTGCAGACGTCATATAGTTACTACCACCTACATCCTGTTCTAATAACAGTTTATACGTGGCTCCATCTTCTAAATTTGAAGGCGCTGCAAGGGAAAAGTCATCCGTCAAAACCACATGTTGGTTAGGGCCGTCCGAAAAATCAAGTGCAATACTCGTCGAAAAAGTAATTGTCTGAAAGCTCTTATCAACGGACTTTAACTCACCTGTACTCGTATCGTATGCCACGTTCGTCAACGTGCCACCCGTAGCGAAGCCCTTCGCTACAAAGGACGTATGTGAGCTATTGCCAATCAAGACTTGGTTTGACGTGGTACACGCTGTGCTGTGGCCCAGTACAATGCTATTACTTCCAGTTGAAGAAGCATCATAGCCGATAACCACACAATCATCTGCGCCCTCACCAAGTTCAGCGGTAGCGCCAATTACAACGTTTGAATCATTGTTGAGGGTACCAGTAACATCCTTTCCAATTAAGACGTTACCATCACAACCACCTGACGACTCGGTATGTACACAAGCCCCCGAGCCTATGATCACGTTGTCGCTTAAGCTGGTGTTATTGTCGTCTTGGCACTCGTGACCTATAAGTACGTTATTGCTCCCAGTTTCGTTATATTTGCCAGCCCGATATCCTATCATTACGCTGTTTGCGCCTGTTATCAGACTATCCGCGCTCTCTTCACCTATTCCGATATTGTAATCACCTGAAAAGGCACTAGAACTGTTGCCCCTCATGCTATTGTACCCAATAGCTATACAGTGGCTAGCGGTATCTAGATTCTCCCCACTAAAAGCCCCTATAAACGTGTTACCATTTGCCGTCCCCGTCATTGTCCTTAACGTCGCAAATCCGATAGCCGTTGTGTTGTTTGTGGCAGTCGCAACCTTTAAACTTTGTCCGCCAATCGCGACGTTTTGAATGCCTGTTATTGTCTGAAGTGCAATATAACCGATACCTACGTTGTCCTCTACACCCGAAGTCGCGGTTGACAAGGCCCCGCAATAAGACCCAATCAATACTGACCTCGTGGTACGCATAGACGCGCACGCAGCATGACCAACGGCGACGTTATCACTTTGTGAAATAAGACCTTGAAGGGCTTGCGCCCCCATTCCGAAATTACGTGCGCCAGTTGTCAAATTATAGCCAGCCCTCCAACCGTAAAATGAATTATACAAACCTGTGCTTATATTCATACCGGCTTCGGGACCTACTCCAATATTACGTTTACCAGTTAATTTTGACGCTGAACTCCCATATAAAGCCTTATACCCTACTGCTAAATTCTCACCGTCTCCGCTAGTTATGTTGTAGCCCGCGTAGGCACCTACACCCAAGTTATTTAACGATACGGCTTGCGCAAGCGCTTGATACCCTATAGCCGTTATGTCATCCTGATCCGTTAGTGCTGCACCAGCTTGGTAACCCACCAAACAATTGTTGCTGCCACTTGTCAACGCGTTACCGGCCTCAACTCCAACTAAGACGAACCCCGTAGCACCTAGCACACTTAAGCCGCTATCATCCCCAACAATTATACTTGTATTCGGTACATCGATAAAAAACTGAGTATTCGAACTCGCGTCTTTTACTATCAGACTGTTTTCGAGGATATTTGTCCCCGCACCTTTGGGCTTCAAATTAATGTCAACGTCCGTGTTAGTACCACCCGCTGTAATAGTATCGTCGTTTAGACTCATATTCGCTGTAGCATTTGACGTCGATAAAGTATCAACTGATATTTCATATGACCCGGCTGCCCAATTTGCAGTCAACGCCCTTGAACCATCGGTTTTGACATAACTTTCACTCAACCCACCGTCGGGCACCCCCGTTATGTTCGTCCCGTCGAATGTTGGACTCGACCCACTGGTGACGTCTTGGTCAATGTACCCGCTTTGGGCCGATGTCAAATGGTAATATTCTCCCGCTGTGCCGCCTTGAAGACCGGATAACTCATTATGGTTTGAAGGGGACGTCGATGAAAATTTTATATCATTTATATTTTCTATCTCGGTAAACGCAGTACCATTTTTTTCGATTATAATTTTTGCCCGTAAAACACTAAATCCGCTCACGTGATCAGGCAATGACACAGGTGGTTGAGCCGAAGTGGCCTCAACTAAAGTATACGAACCTCGACCATACACAACATATGAGTTCGCACCAAATCCTTTATAGACCCAGTGGACACCATACTGGTTATTGTTTAGTGTCACTAATCCACTTGAGATGTCATTGTACTGTGTGTTGTCTATCTGCGTTTCAGAGGAATCGACCCACGTGGCCCCATTGTAATAGTAGTATGTGAAGGTGTCTGTTGCCGATGTATCAATAGCGTCTGTTATGTTCCTATTCAGCCCAGCATAAATAACACCGGATGTTATCCCTATATTCCTCGTACCCGTTTCGCTTACCACACCACCTGAAACAAAATCAAACTCGGATTCCTCTTTATCCTTCTGTTGTATCCGCTTCATTATGTCATATATCCGTAATCCCGCATTTACAATATCGACATTAGTTCCACTCCTATACACCTTTCCGATATTAAAAATGTTATGGCCATTTGCGGTATTTGATGTACCAACTACATATTGTGGACTCCCACTGTTATAATCTACAGCAATATAATTAGTGGAATTATCGGTCAATGAAACCCCATTTGATAACCCCAAATCAAAAAACATATTACCGCCAGTATTGCTATTAGATGTTTTTACTACACCAATGCCGGCTGAAATATTAATCGTACCCGAGCCGCCGTCACTAATCATAAACCCTGAAATAACACCCGCACTTTGAGTCGTGTCACACCAATCTTGTATGTCATCAAACGTGGCACTACCTATCTCGTTTAGCTCGACTGTATTGGCGCTTTGTACACCTGTGTGGTTAGTCCTATTGAGGTAATATGACCCCTCTTCGCCGTCTAACTTATCCGCGTTCAAGTTGTCAACTAGAGTATTAGACGCAACGGTCAAGGGTGCGGCCCCCGTGACAACGGATTCTAACGTTTCAGCCGTTATCTTATGCGCACCCGCATCCCAGTCCGCACTTAGTTCCCGTGACCCGTTTGCAAGCAAATATTGCTCATGGTCATCGTCTGAAAGGCCATTCAAGCTCCCATGGTCCGAAACAATAGGATTTGAGTCTATCCATTTTCCCGTTGTAGCGTTGTACGCCAACACGTCACCACTGGACGGCGTAGTTATGTCAGTATCCGTCAGCGCATCCAAAGTTGTGGCCCCGCCACTAGCTACACTGGACGGGACCAGTGTACCCGTCCCCGCGTCATATGCTGGCACTTGACCATCAGTTATACCAGTCAGGTCAACCGGTATCCCGTCAACCGCTTGTGGTATAGGGTCACTCGCCGTTTTGGCATGAGTTGCCCCATGAGACGGGATTAACGTATCGCCACCACCCGCACTCGTATCAAGGGCCTGCGCGTTTTTTATAATCTGGACTCTGTCATGGATTGTCGTTGACATCTTTTATCCTACCAATCTTGAGTAGTCTACAGTGGCCCCGTCAATTAGCATTCTATGTACCGCGTCAAAAAATGGGTCACACTGGTCGTCATGACTATGTGTCATAGCCGTTGAAAACGTACAAATCTCGTCTAACAAATCATCAAGCCATGTTGCATTTTCGGGAACACAACCATACCACGTTCAACGTATGGTGCCGAACTTAATGCACGTGGAACTTTGTTTTGACCTGGCCCCCTTGGGATAGGCGTTATTTTGGGGAGCCCAGTCAAATCAATTTTATTGCCGAGCTTGTCGGTGTGTGAGGCTGTACCGATCATACGGTTGATTGATTGCACAAGCCCGATACCGCTGGCCTTGTCCTCAACCCCAATCTCACTTGGGCCCAAGTTGTTCATTTGTGGCACGTACCTCAACCGCTTCAAATAGCGAATATACATGGCTTCCAAGTCAACTGAGTCCCATTTCCCCCGTACCCGTTGGAGTAGATATATCCGCCCGTCACTACCAAGGCCCCAAGTCTGAAAGACGGTATAGTCATTTGCTTCACCCGGCTTAAGCGCGGTGTCGCTATAGCTGTTTATTTTTTGGATCTGTATTTTTGACCCGTCGGCCAAAGTGACTTGGTTCTCAACTGGGTCATAGGCCACGTAGTACTTGAACCAAGTGCGCTTAAAGACCGTCCCCGCGATGCTCGTGGGCCGTTGCATGTATTGACACGCCCACACATAGGCGTTGGCTTTGCGGATTGTCTCAAGCTCCTTCAAGCTGTGCTTGTGTTGCCACAAGGGCCCCTTTGGAAGCTTGTATGGTATCCGTTTACCGTGAGTCCATTCTTTTGGATATGGTTCAAGTTCGTCTCCCACTAAAGCGGGTATCTCCAAGTGATGCCAAGTTTCCTTCGACCCGCCTTGCAACAGAAACCCGGTCAAATCATCATTATGGGTCCGTTGCATGATGAGAACAATGGGAACATTTTGTTGAGCGAGTCGGTTCGAGATAGTCGTGTTGAACGTCCGATTTATTTTTTCACGGATTGGCCGTGACAACGCATCCTCGGGTTTAATTGGGTCATCGATAATCAAGGCCCCGGTGAAACGGTCTTTTTCCATTCGACCCGCCCGGAAGCCAGTTATCTGGCCACCTTGGGCCGCAGCCATCATACCGCCCCCTTGTTTGGTGTACCACCGGGCCTTAGCCTTAGTATCCACTCGCAACGTGAGAGGGTTTATGGCCTTGTACAGTGGGTCTTGGGTCATGTCTTTGATGATTCCCGAATTGACCAAAGCAAGGTCACTCGAATAGGATGTATGAAGGAATTTGGCTCGGGGATTTTTGATGAGTCCCTTCAATACGAAAAAAATCACTGCAAGCTCGGTCTTTGTGTATCCCGGGGGTATGTTGATAATGAGTCTCTTTATCTCACCTCGTAAAACCCGGTCAAGGGTGCGGGCAACAATTTTGTGGTGTTCGTTCACAATGAGCTTAGTCGTGTCCCGTCGCTTAAAAAATACCCGGGCCGTGAAAAGTAAACTTTCCAAGCACCCCGTTTTTATGAAACGCAGTTCTTCGGGTGAAAACCCGAGTTCATCCCCGGTTGACTGGTCATACCCTGCAACGTATGGGGCCTCAAAACTCATTCATCACATGCGATTGACGCATTGGCAGTCATAACCGCTTCCCGAATTTTTCGGATTGCAACGGTTTGGTCCAGCCCATTCGGCGTGTTTTTGGTCACTATCAACGCGAAATCTTTTGCCGCATCAAAAATGTTTCGTATTCGGATAGCTTGTTCGGGGCTAGCGCGGTGAAAAGAGAGCCAGTTCTCAATTTGTTCATCTATGGGTTTATGTTTAAAATTCATTTTCAAACCTTTCCTTGAAAGCGTCCAGATCGGCCCCCGAAAGCGGTTTAACTTCAAGGGTCACGTCCATACTCCCCGACACTTCCACAGCCTTCATTTTGGCGTGTAAAAAGTCCATTAAGCGTTGTGCGGCTTGCAATGATTGTTCAATCGGGACACGTGCTTTGCGGTATTGGCTATCTGATAAGACAATAGATGAAATCTCGGTCCATTCACCCATCGTTGGAAGGGGGTCACCCCCGGTGAACTCGCGTAGGGAAATTTTTCGTACGATGTCATATAGCGGAGATTCTATATTCCGGGGATCAAACCCCGACATAACGCTTGCAAGAAATTCACCGGGGGCTGGTGACCCTTTTTCAATTGTCACTCTTTCAACGTCACTTATCAGACGTTGTAACTGCTCAAGTTGAACAGCTTTTTTGTTCAGTATAGCCATGCGTTCAGTATAGTACTTATATTGACATCCATGCAACCTTTTATCCACTTTTTCCGTGGAAACCACTTGACATGAAAAAGGAAGAGCAGCACATTAAAAAAGGGAAGAGTGGTAAACTGCACAAAGGAGAATCAAAAATGGAAAGCAAACGTAAATTGGCTGCTATGACAAGACAAGAGAAAGACCAATATAGTCTTATAATGTTGTGGGGGGCCTTACACGGCCCCGAAGCGCTAGAGGTATATGGGAGGCACCTACCACAGACAAAAGAGCGTGTAGGCCACCTAGATGGCCTAGGGTACATGTTTGTGGTGGGCAATAACCCGATGCTAGACCAAACCAAGAGATGGTCTCAGTTTGAGTTAATTCGAGTTGCACGAACAAACTCGAAAAAACACGGGTATAGTACAAAGACTATTTGGGCAGTCCGGCCAAAACAATCCAGTTAATACATCCCCGTCCCCGGACAAATCCCCGTCCCCGGACAAATCCCCGTCCCCGGTAATACCCGTCCCCGGACAAATCCCCGTCCCCGGACAAATCCCCGTCCCCGGACAAATCC